GCAAGCTCGACAAGATTAAGAAGTGCCTGCGACTGGCGAAGTCCAGCAATGAGCATGAGGCTGCAGCTGCGCTTCGCCAAGCGCGGAAGATGATGGACGAGATCGGGGTGAGTGCCGATGACGTTGCTGCGTCTGGAGCGGCTGAAGCGCGTGCTCGATCGCAAGCGATGCAAGAGCCGCCGTCGTGGGAGCAGACGCTGGCTGTTGCAGTAGCGGAGGCGATCGGCTGCGGTCTGTACTTCAGTTGCGGTTTCGACCTCGGGATGATCAAGAAGCCCGGTCAGTACGTTTTCGTCGGCTGCGGCGGCGACCAGGCGATTGCGCAGTACGCATTTGCTGTGTTGCATCGGCAGCTCAAGATCGCGCGTCAGCGATATTTCCGGGTGAGTCTGGCACGCTGCAAGCGGACAATTCGCGTCGAGCGGGCCGACTCGTTCTGTGCTGGCTGGGTGTTCAGTGTTCGCACCAAGATCGGTGCGTTGACCATCGCTCCGGAACGAGCGACTGCAATCAATGCGTACCTGTCGCAGATCGAGATGAAGCCAGCGCCTGAACAGAGTGCGTCAGCGCGAGCGGACATTCGCTACAACGACTTTAATACCGGATATCGGGCTGGCCGCGACGTGGACTTGCGGAAGCCGGTAAATGGTCAATGCGCTCAGACCGAAGCATTGCGTTGAGCGTTCAGTGATGAAAAAGCCCCCGGTGCAGTAGCACTGGGGGCTTTTTTTACGTGTAAGTTCTACTGGATTGCTGAAAGCAACTCCGCTTCGAGCTTCCCTGTTGAAACGCACAACAGGCTGCTGCCCTGAGAGTTTGGAGTGAACGTCCCGCCGCTACCGGTGTTGAAAGAAATTGTGTCAGACGCGCTTTGCGGGAAGCCGTTAGGCTGAACCTGCGCAATCTGTTCACGGGTCAACACGTACTTCGTGTTCGCAGTAACAGTCGTTTCTGAGTCGCTTGATGCTTGGAATATCAGGTTGACCCTGCCCTCAAGCTTCATCCTGCGGCGGATATGAACAAGCGGTTTGCCAGGCGCTAGGGTCTCGTAAAACTGGTCTGCCTTGGAGCCAGCGAATTCATAGTTACGCTTCCCGGCAGCGTTCTGAACTTCGGAGGTGATGCGGCCACAATCAACATAGGCCTCCGGATCGCCCGTGTAGCTAACATTGATCAGGCCGGAGTCCTTGTCCAAGTTGTTGATCACGAAGAATCGCTTACCAAGTTCCGGTACCGCCGTCTTCCAAACCGCATCCCTCGGCTTTGCGATCGTGATCGTGTTCAGTCCCTGCGAGGCTGCTACAGGTCCCACGTAATCCACATGGCCAGCGCAGCCGGCTAGTGATGTCACGGAGAAAACCAACAAAACCCGAACAGTCATTGTCACGCTTCTCTCCCCTGTGCTTTGACGCCGTTCTGATCGACGTCTAATCTGAAAAAGACCCGCTGCAAAGGCGGGCGAACAAGTTCACCCCCGGACTCCCATGCTACTGCCGCCGAAACTGGCGTCATGAGCACTGCATCACAGTCCGATAGCAAGACCTCCGCCTTTAAGGGTTTCGACGACCTTGTCGAGATCTTCGCGGCCGGCACGCATGTGGATTCTGCCGGCAATCGCCGGACTTGGACCACGGGCGACCTGGACGCGATCGTCGCCAACCACTCGGCCACCACTCCGGCGCCCATCGTCATCGGCCACCCGACGAACGATGCGCCCGCTTACGGCTGGACGGGCGGCGGGCTCAGCCGAGTTGCCGATCGCCTGTATGCCCGCTTCACGGATGTTGAGCCGACGTTCGCGCAGCTGGTGGAGGCCAAGCGCTACCCGAACCGCAGCGTGAAGATCGCCGAGACCGCGAGCGGCCCGAAGCTGGTGCACGTCGGCTTTCTCGGTGCAGCACCGCCGGCGATTGAGGGGCTGAAGCCGATCCAGTTCGCTGCAGAGGCGGCAGCGGCCACGGTCTACGAGTTCGCGCAGCCGGGTAGCTATGGCCTGCAGCTGCTTGCCAGCGGCATGCGCCGCTTGCGCGAGTTCTTCATCGAGCGTTTCGGCATGGACGCGGCAGACCGCGTCACGCCGGATTACCAGATTGTCGCTCTGGAACAGCTTGCCACTGAGGCAGCAGCCATCGACTCCTCCGCCAGCGGCCTCTCGCTCGCTGGCAACGCACCTACCGCCGCGTTCGCTGCGGCTTCCTCTTCCAAAGGCCAGGCCGGCGACGGCACTGGCGCCAGTGCCCGCGAGCAGATCAAGCGGCTGCGTGATGCCGGCATGAGCTACGCCGATATCAGCGCCGCGCTCAGCAGCCTGCCCGGCGACGTCGAGCGCAGCGAAACCACGCTGGCTTCCATTGCCGACAGCCGCATCCAGAACCCACCGGAAAGCCTGATCGCCGCGCTGCGGTCGATCAAGCCGCCTGCGTCCTTTGCTCAACCGGAGCCATCCGCCGTGACCATTTCCCAAGCCGACCTCGACGCGGCCAACGCCAAGACCGATGCCGAAAAGGCCCGTGCCGATGCCCTGCAGCTGCAGCTGTCGCAGTTCACGGCCGCCGAACGCCTGGGCACCGCCAAGACCGTGATCGCCGGCCACGTTGCCGCGGGGCGGCTGCTGCCGGCACAGGCGGAAGGTCTGGCGGAGTTCCGCGCTTCGATTGATGACGGCGCGACCTTCGAGTTCGCCGCTGCGGACGGCAGTAAGACGCCGAAGGCCCGCGTTGCGCAGTACGACGCCCTGCTCGCAAGCCTGCCGGTTCAGATCAAAGCCGGGGTTCAGAGCGGCGCGGATACCGCTGCTGCAGCCGCCAGCTCAGACCCGACGGTCCTCGCCGCCAAGGCGAACGAGTACGTCGCAGAGCAGGCAAAGGCCGGCGTGACGATCTCGATCGCCGAGGCGGTCAACCACATTTCGCGCGGCAGCTGATCCGCCGCGACCGCACTGATCCCAGGAGAGTCATCCAATGTCCAATGAACTGCTGTTGAAGAGCTTCCTCGCGCAGGGCGCGATCGCCAAGTACCGCATCGTGGCCTTCGGCACGGCCGATGGCACCGTGGTGGCGAGCACCGCTGCCACCAGCCTGCACATCGGCGTGAATTCCGAGCTGGACGTCGTCAACGGCGAGCGCGTTGACGTGGTCCAGTCCGGCTTGCCGCTGGTCGAGTACGGCGGGGCCGTGACCCGCGGCCAGCCGCTGACCAGCGATGCCGTTGGCCGTGCCGTCGCCGCGGCACCGGCTGCCGGCAGCAACGTCCGGATCATCGGCTTTGCCCAGGTCAACGCCGTGTCTGGCGATGTCGACCGAATGCTGCTGGCCCCCAGCGTGATGCAGGGCTGACCGCCCGCTCCGCCGCTTTCTGACTGACTGAATCCACTTTTACCCGCGAGCGCCCTGACCCATGGCCACGACTCCCTTTACCGTGAACCCGATGCTGACCGCGATCGCGATCGGCTTCATGAACACCGAAGACAACCTGATCGGCGACAAGGTGATGCCGCGCGTGCCGGTTGCGGAAACCTTCAACTGGACCCGCTACGCCACCGAGCAGGCTTACTCGGTGCCGGATACCCGCGTCGGCCGGAAGAGCGTTCCGAACGAAGTGACCTTCGATTCCACGCAGGTCCCCGATCGCGTCGATGACTTCGGCCTGGACGACACGATTCCTCAGCGTGACCTGGACGTGTTCGAAGCCATGCCGAAGCCGGCCACCGGCGGTCCGCTGTCGCCGGATCAGCTCGCCACGATGATGCTCACGAACCTCGTGATGCTCGATCGCGAGATCCGAGTGGCGAACGCCGTGCAGAGCAGTGCGAACTACGTGGCTGCTAACCGTCAGACGCTGGTCGGTACCAGCCAGTGGAGCGACTACGCCAACTCCAACCCGCAGGATGATCTGTTGAAGGCGCTGGACGTGCCCTTGGTCCGCCCGAACTCCATCACGATGGGGCAGTCGGTGTGGACCATCCTGCGCCAGCATCCGCGCCTGGTCCGTGCGATCAACAACACTGATCAGAGCAACGGCATCATCACCCGCCAGCAGCTGGCCGATCTGCTCGAAGTCCAGAACATCTGGATCGGCAACGGCCGCCTGAACACGGCGAAGAAGGGCCAAGCACCGACATTTGCTCGCGTCTGGGGCAAGAACGTGGCACTGACCTACACCAGCCCGCTTGCGGCGCAGACCTTCCAGCCCACCTGGGGCTGGACGGCGCAGTTCGGCACCAAGTTCGCCGGCGAGTTCATGGATCCGAAGAAGGGCCTCAAGGGCTCGCGGACCATTCGTGTCGGCGAGCAGGTGAAGGAGATCGTCGCCGCGCCAGATGCGGGCTACTTGTTCTCGAACGCGATCGCGTAACGCGACCGTAGCCCACCTCTCGCATTTCGAGACCTCGCCATGAAAATCCGCTGCCGCATCCTCGACAACCTCAATGCCAACGGCGCGCTGCGCGAGGCCGGTACCGAGCACGAGCTCGACCTGTCCGTAGCCGACATCGAGATGCTGATCGAGCGTCGCGTGATCGAGCCACTCGATCAGGACGACGGCGAGGATGTGATGCTGATCGGCTCCAGCGTGCAGCCCAGCGAGTTCATCCTGGACGGCCAGCGGATCGCACTGGGCGACGTGGTTACCGCGGCGCAGCGCCGCAGCGGCTTGACTGCCAAAGCCTGGAACGGGCTGGCGGATGACCAGCGCGAAGGCCTGATCGAAGCCGAACGTATCCGTATCGGTGCAGAGCTACCGATCTTTGCCGAGCAGCAACACCAGGCGATATCCGCTCCGGCAGCAATCGAATCCAATGAACCCGGCGAAGATGAAGGTGGAACCGCTGCACCCGTGGTCGGAGATGTGTTGCCAGCTACGGGCGCCGCAACTGCAGGCGAAGCGGCGAGTGCACCCGCCGAATCGGCGGGCAGCGTCGTCCAGTC